ATGCGTTGTTTGTATCTGCCAATTTCTCAAACTTGGCGCCATCAAGTGTAGGCAATGTGCGAATATCAGCACTTTCCGTCTCGTATCTTCCGATCATATAACGGATCGGATCTAGCAACGGAGAGTATTTGATAAAAATCGGTTTTTCCAACAACTCATTGTTAGCAGTATCAATTACCGTCGCGAGATCATTGATGTGATAACGGTGATTGAATTGTATGGAATTGTAATTTTGTTGGTTAATATCAAATAACAGCTTTAATACTGGTTGATAATATTGGAAGGAGTTTAATTGAAATGGGTTATATCCATGTTTTAGATCATCAGACGTAGGTGTATACTGAGATTCTAAATGTTCCAGGTTTAGAGAATTAAATTGCTGTGTAGGTTCCAACATTTTATAACTGTATTCCACATATTATTTGGTGAATATGAACGTTTGTTTCTAATTTATATTTTGTATCCTAAATCTATAAATGACATTGGAATTGAAGAAATTCAATATGCGGGATATCACGTTCAAACCGGATGAGAATAAAGGTCCAGTCATTGTTCTTATCGGTCGTCGTGATACTGGTAAATCGTATTTAGTGCGTGACTTACTGTATTATCATCAGGATATACCAATCGGCACCGTTATATCTGGTACAGAAGCAGGTAACGGGTTCTTTAAAGACCATGTGCCTAAATTATTCATACATGATGAATACAACACGGTGTTGATTGAGAACATTTTACGGAGACAAAAGACCGTAATGAAACAAATGAAAAAGGAGATTGAGACGTATAAAAGGACCACAATTGATCCTCGCGCATTCGTGATTATGGACGACTGCTTGTACGATCAGGCTTGGACTCGCGACAAGATGATGCGTCTCCTATTTATGAATGGACGTCATTGGAAGGTCATGTTGGTCATAACTATGCAATACCCGCTCGGTATACCGCCTAACTTGCGAACAAATATTGATTATGTTTTTATATTGAGAGAACCATATTTAACAAACAGGAAGCGTATTTGGGAGAACTATGCCAGTATGTTTCCGACACTGGAATCGTTTTGTGCTGTCATGGATAACACGACGGAAAATTATGAGTGCTTGGTAATCAATAACAACGCCAAGTCCAACAAATTGACCGACCAAATATTCTGGTATAAGGCCGAAAACCACCCGAATTTCAAGTTGGGATCCAAAGAGTTTTGGGAAATATCTAAGAGCATGGGGTCCGATGACGAAGACGAGGCGTATGATCCGTCTAAGAATAAGAATGCGAAGAAGGGAGCGAATCTTAATGTGAAGAAAGCAAACTGGTAATTTAAAAGGTTTGGTTTTATTTTTAAAAATAAAAACGTAACATAAAAATAAACATAAAGAATATACACAACAAACTAATATAAGATGGATACATCATTTAATATAGTAGATCTTATTGAGAAGAATCCTATAACTAAGCTTTCAAGTTCATACAATTATAAAATGCTTAATACAATTAAGAACGAATTTACAAACTTCGAACAACAGTTGTTTGTATCAAGTTTTTACTGTTATTTGAATCATGATCCTAAAAATGATTTTGTGATTAATCTAGATGATATATGGGCGTGGTTAGGATTCAATCAAAAATACAACGCGAAATATTTATTAGAAAAAAATTTCAAGCTTGAAACCGATTACAAGAATTTGATTGCTCCTGAAGCTTCAGGAGCAAAGAAAGGACGTGGTGGACACAATAAGGAAATAATCATGTTGAATGTAAAAACGTTCAAATCATTCTGCTTGAAAGCTGGTACTAAAAAAGCAGATGAAATTCATGAATATTACTTGAAGATGGAAGATATAATCCATCAAGTAGTTCAAGAAGAAAGTGACGAGTTAAAACTACAACTCGAACAAAAAGATAAGGAGCTTGCAACCGCGCAATATGCTTCGCAAAGAGCAGCAGAGCAAGCTACCATCTCTCAGTTTCCTCGCAATACACAGTGCGTATACCTAGGCACAACGGGAAATAGATCTACTGAAAGTGAAAACCTCGTAAAATTCGGACAAACAAATGATCTTCAACAGCGAGTATATAATCACAGAGGAACATTCAAGGACTTTATATTAATCACAGCGTACCGCGTAAACAATAGCACAGAGATTGAGAATCTCATCCGTCGCGATCCAAAAATAAAGAAATATACTCGCGAAGTAGAGATTAATGGAAAAAATTACAAGGAAATGATAGCATATGATGAGATAGATTTTACATTGGAACGACTAACGCGATGCGTTAAACGGATAATTGACTCTAATCAGTACAGTTTGGAGAATTTCAATACCCTGTTGAAACAATGCAGCGAACAATGCATACAAATTGAAAAATTGTCAGAAGATCTAAAAGAAATAAAGGGACAAAATATAATGCTAGTAAATGATAATGAACGTCTAAGAACTACCTTAGAAGAACAATCAGCGGTCGTTGCAATGATAAAAGAAGAAGAAGAAGAGACAACGACACAACAGCAACCGTACGAACAGAAATTCTCAAAGTTCATTGATGAGGCATGCATATTGCGACACGACATGGAAGAATCAACATTAAACTTGGAAGGTCAATATAGGTTATATTCACAGACAAAGCCGACCAAAGAAATATTCCATGCGCTAAAACACTATTTAGACACGCGTTTCAAACCACAACGACTAACACGACAAGATGGTAATGGCGTAGTGTATGGATATTTGGGATTGAAATTAAAGCCGATTGAGTATAAAAAAACCGAATCATCAGACGTAGAGAATTTTATATTCCAAATATGCAGGTTTTCGCCATCCGGAAAAATACTAAATTCTACACTATTGAAAGAATATAATAAATGGAAAACGAGAATGAATAAGCCGATTACTGATAATGAAATAAAAGAACTTAAGACATATCTAAATGCATCACCACATGCATTGAAAGCTGTGGTCTGGACGCAGGACAGTTCAAATGAAGGTTATTACGGTATCTCACTTAAGAGCGACGATGCTTATACACGCAAGATAGTTTCATCAACAGGAAAAAAAGTTGAGAAGCGCGTATTTAATACAAATGAAGTTGTTGATACTTGGGCTACGATCGCAAAGGCTGCCGAAAGCGAGAATATGTGTGCTACAAAAATGAGTAGGATATGTAAAAATAAAGTACAATGTGGAGAATTCTATTATATGACAGTTTAGTAAAATGTCTTTGGATAATGTATATCAAATGAGTTTTTTTTTAATTTATTAAACCCTACTCCTAAAACCCCAGAGGATGCTGCTAAAGCGAAAGAAGATGCGGTTACTACTGCCAAAGCAAAAAAAGATGCAATTACAAAAGAGTGTGCGGACAAACAAACAGATATTGACAAAATCATATCTCCTGCTGAAGCAGAATTAAGTAAAACCGAGCCGGATAAAGGTACTACGGATACCGGGGCTACGGCTAACGGAACTTCGTCTAACGGGGCTTTGGCTAACGGAACTTCGTCTACAGCCACTGGTGCTCCGACTAAAATAGGTGGAAAATCAAAAAAGAAGAAAAAGTTTAGCAATAAACAAAATGGAGGCAAAAACAAGAAGCGCGCGAAGAGTCAAAAAAAACGCCGATAGTAAAATTATATTATACGTATAATATATAATATAATATGAGTACTGAAGAATCAAGTGTTGTTACTCCAGTATCAAGTGTTGTTACTCCAGTATCAAGTGCGGAGGAGTTTTTTGCGTCAGAAATTGTTAATAAACCTGCCGGAACGGAAGATGTTGTGACATCTGCCGGAACGGAAGATGGCGAGAAAGCTGCCGAAATGGGAGCTGGTGTGCCATCTGCTGATGTTATGGTTAAGGTTGACGAACTTCAGGCTAGGGTGACAAGCCTTGAGACTAGAGTGGAGGAGCTTGCAGCGCCCGCCTTTGCAGCACCCGCCGCTGTAACAATGGGCGGAAAAAAGAAGCAGAGGCGCGGCGGCAAGAGCCAGCGCACCTGGAAAAAGACAAAGGGCGGCAGGCAATCCAAGAAACGCCGTTAATAATTATATTTAGTTTTTAATACAAATATAATTTTTTACTTCTCTCCAGCGATAACACTATCGCGCAGCAACTCATTCCTCAAATTCACACTGGCGCTATCAGCAACCTCGCGACTCTCAAAGTCAACCGTCTCCTTAACTCCGATCAGCTGTCCGTCCTCGTTCAGCGTCTGGGTCAGGACATTTCCGCTCTTCTTCGCCAGCTCAATGTTCTCCTTGATCGCCTTCTGCTTCGTCTCCTTGACACGGCGCTCAAACTCCTCCTTCGCCTTCGTCTCATTCTTCAGCTTCTCGTGATGCAACTGGTTGAGCTCCTCCTCCATAAACTCAATGCGCCCTGTCTTGTACGCATCCGGGTCCCAAGGGATCCACATGCCAACCGGTCCCACGAAGATGTCGTGGTTGGGATCCACCTCGCGCAACTTCTTGCACTTCATCTCCGCCTCCTCCTGAGTAGGGAACACGCCACGAAGCTTCATGCCGCGCACCGAAGTCTGGAACGCATGTGCGCGCTGGAACTGCTCGTTCAGCTTATCCTCGTTCTTCTCCATATACGTCTTGAAATCATCATCAACTCCCGACGCCTTCATCTTGACATCCTCCTCCTTCACGAACTCGGTAAAATCGGCCATCACGTCATCAATCTTTAGGTGATATTTGTATGCCATGAAGTTGAGAAAGTCCATGGACTTCTCCATGCATTTAGAAAATTCCCATTGCTTCAAGAACTGCTCGAAAATGTAATTCTCGCGCTTCTTTAGGATCTTCTCCGGAGACACGAATGACAAGCATGCGAACTTCTGTCCGGCAATCGGGGGATCCTCGTCGCACAGATCAATATATTTAGGGTTCGCGCCCCCATTCTCAGAATTCTTTCTCTCAAATCCAGACATTTAGTTTATACTAAGTAAGCACAGATTTATTTAAGTGTTTTAAATTGTATATATATTACAGGATTTTTTTATTGTACTATAATATATAAAAACATGTCCGGCATCGATTTTAGCGAACTTCTTAAGCGTGCGATTAAGTACATCGTTGAGGGCATCATGGTTGCGATCGCTGCTTTCGCCATCCCCAAGAAGCAGCTCAACGTTGAGGAGGTTGTCATCATTGCGCTCACTGCGGCTGCCACCTTCTCCGTTCTTGATGTCTTCGTTCCTTCCATGGCGTCCTCTGCCCGTGGTGGTGCTGGATTCGGTATCGGCGCGAATCTTGTAGGATTCCCTC